TTTTCTCCTTAAATTTTATATGTGGGCCGAAGCCCACATTAAATTAATTAATTATACTGCTGCTATACCAGTCGTAACGTCGATGAAGCTAGTTCCATTGTAGAAACAAAGTGATCCAGTAACGCCTGAACCAGTTGCATCAGAAATGTAAATAACTAAACCAGCCGCTGGGCTGTCAATAGCTGCTGCTTCTGTTAATGTGTATGAAGGTGCAAGAAAACCATTATCTGATTTTACTGGACCTGAAAAAGTAGTTTGTGCCATGATTATATTCTCCTAGTTAAATTCTACATAGTCTCTAGGCCGTCGACTATACTGCGTCCATGCAGAATATTAATTTATGTATAGTATGTAATTTATATATGAAATTTTTAAAAAGTGCAAGAAATCCCTAGGAAAAAAAGACGTTTTTAAATAGATCTTAAGTCTAATTAACCAGCAAAAAGATGTGTTTCGTAATCTCTGCTATTTGTATTAGCTTGGATCTCTTGTTCTCTAATGATTGATCTAATAACTACTTTGATCTCATCACCTAAAACAGACATTTCTGGTGTTATTTTTCCTCTGTTCTCAAGAAATAACTCGTTCCAATTAGATTCGAGTTTCAGTTTCTTTGCGAACAATACCATATTGTCCTGAGCCATTTTGAACCTCCTCATAGGTTATATAAAAACCACCTGTACTACTTGTGTACTGTAGGTCGTTTTTTTCCCATTTTATATCAGATTTTCCTAGAAAGTCAATAATAGGTTTATTTAGCTCTTCCGTATTATTTATTTCTTTTTCACTTTCAATTTCAAAACTAGTTTGAAGATATTTCGTAAATATTTTTACTAAGTATTTATGTGTCATAAAGTTCTTTCTGTATTAATAATGAGGCGGGATTGTGTCCCGCCTCAAAATAATTAATTATTATGCTCCTGGTGAAGCAAAAATACCTCTAAAGTCAGAAACTCCAAAAGAGTATCTTTCTCTAGCTTTGTATCTTACATTACCAGTATCGAAGTCACCTTCCATAGAAGTTTTGATAGGTGATCTATCAAAGTACTTCATACCGTTTGGTACATCAGTGATAAGATAGAACGCATCTGGATCAGTTAAGAAATTGTTCACAGAATAACCTTGTGGAACCATTCCCATTGATCTAATTGCATTGATATCGTTATCAGCTGTACCAACTCTTTGGTCAGTCTTCATAAGTCTTTCAGCTGTGAACTGAAGCTCTGAAGGAATAATCATTTTCATTCCTTTAGCTGCAACTTTTAAACCTCTTTCATCAGTGAACGCTGCAATGTCAATAAGAGATTGCTCTAATGAAGTTTCGTTTAAGTCAGCTGCTACGGCTAATGTGTTAGACACAGTGCCGGCTACAGTTGGGTGAGAAGTGTTAAATAAAGAAACACCATCACCTGAAGTGAAAGTACCGAATCCATTAATTAATGGATTAACAGCTTTTACTTGTTTAGTGTTAGCCATAGATCTAGCTAACGCTTTTGTGTATCTAGACGCAAGTCTGTCATACAGATTGTCTTCAATTGCTTCTTCAGTAATCGCAAAAGCAAGAGCCACAGTTTCATGTGTGTATCTCGCAGTGTAAGTTTCTTGCGCATTATCGAATGTAATTCCAGAACCTTCTGGTTTTACTTGAGCATTTGCAAAACCTGATAACATTACTTCTTCTTCAAACGCTCTGTCTGAAGATTCAGTAGCATATATCTCTGCATGCTGATTCTCGTATCTTTTGTATTCCAAGCCGAATAGTGCATTCAAACCTGGCTCTAGTTCTTTAACTAGTTGTCCTCTTGATATTGCCATAATTTAATCTCCTATTATATTCCGGCTGTGTCTTTCATAAAGTGTTCGTTAATAATAACTACCACGTTGCCATTAGCGGCACTTGGGTCATTATTTTCGATATCTTTAGATAGACCGATTATTTTTAATTGAGCAGTTGTGCTTGCCATAGTTCCAGATATTTCTACTTTAGAAATATAGTCTGGTGTAGAGCCTGCTGCGTACACGATGTCTGCACATAGTCCAACGTCTGCCGCTGCAACTGTGCCTGCACTTTGTACTTCAAATCTCTCATAAGGATCGTCAGAAACGAAACCTACGATATCAGTAGCTGTATTACTAGCTGCTAAGTGATTTGCCCATGTGGGTTTTGAGTTAGCCGAATCAGTATAGAAAACACCATTAAGCGATCCGATAAGTACTTCTGCTGCCGCTGCAACTTCAATTTTACCAGTAGCCGCCATAATAACGGGATCCCATTGGTAAATTGCTGCTGAGCTTGCTGCAATACTATATTCAGATAAACCTTGGTTGTCTCTATTCTGGCCAACTTTACCGATTGCTTTCAAACCGAAAGCTGCGTCTTTATTTGCCATGTTGTTTTTCTCCAATATGTGACCTGTCCCTAAGGACCTCCAGTCACGGGTTTATATTTATTTCGTTGGGTAGGAATCGTTAAAAAATTAACTTTTCTTTGAGCCACCGAAGGTTACACGAGTCTGTCTATCAATATTGATAGGCATACTTGGATGTTGCTCCTTCATAAGATCGTTGTCTACTGCTTCAACATTATCTGATGCTTGTTTTGTATAATAATCAGAACGTTGTTTTGCGATCTCTTCAGGTACCCTTGCAAGCAAAAGGCCACCAACTCCGATAACTCCTGCATGTTTGCCATCTTCAACAATTGGAAAGTCTGAATCAGGGTATTCATCTGCTCTAACTAATTCATATCCAGATCTTAATCGACCTTGAATATTTTTAGTGTCATTGAATCCTAATGACTCAGCTCTTAACCATCTATGCTGAAATCCCATTGGCGCAGGGGGTGCATCTAAAGCTGACGGTGGAGTCCAAACTTTTTTATGAGTTTCTTTTTCTCTCGTTTGACTCGCACGTGAGGTTCTTTTATCGTTATTATCATTTTCCATATGCTTATACCTCCTTCGTGATATTTAATTGTTTTGCATACTCTTCTAGTGGCACACCTAATTTTTTAGCGATTGATACCTGCGATGGTGTGAGCCTCACAGTTTTGCGACCTGTTTTTGTACTTCGCTTCGCTGAAGCTACTTGTTGTACTGGGGCAGATCGTATTTCTTCTCCCGTATTGTTATTATTAACAAATTTGTGCGGAAATTCAAGTCTTATTCTTTTATCTATTTCCGAATAATATTCATTACTTTGTGGGTCATAACCCTCATCTTCCGTAAGCTTTTTATGTAGGTCAAATGCAGTATAAGTCATGGCTGTATCTTGTCCAAACCATGAGTTTTTACTAGCCCAATCCTCAGCTTTAGGATCTGGTGCATCTTGTCTCTGCTGTTGCCTATTTAAATTGATTTCAGGAGTTTTAACCTCTATTTCTTTTCTTTTAGCTCTATCTTCAAGTTCAACTTTAGATTCATTAAATCTAGCTTGTTTGTAGGCTAATTCAGAAATAGCAGTTTGAGCCTCTACTTCAGCAGTAATGTCTCCAGCTTCTCTAGCTGCAGCAAGTTTTGCTTGCGCTGCTTGTAGACCAGATGTAATAGAGTCTTCTGTAGACTTCATGAATCCTGGTTCAAGCTTCGAGATCCTAGAGTCAGCTTCTTTCTTAGCAAGAATCATTCTCTCTGCATAAGTTAAAGCTTCATCTTTTTGTCTCTCTGCTTCTCTCCATTTTTTAGTAAGTTTAGCTATTCTTCTTTGAACCCCTTCTGAATATTCTTCTAATTCATCTTTTTTAGGTTCTTCTTTTTTTTCTTCAGTTTTTATTTCTTCTTTTGCAACTTCAACTGTTTCATTATCATTAGATTCAGTTTCTTGTTTTATATTTTCTGATTCAGTACTTGGATCAGCAATATCTATTTCAGTAGCAGGTCCTGAATTCTCATCAGGTAAATCAACTGTTTTATTTTCTTCTATTTGCATAGTTTCCTCCTATGTTGTTATTAATATTGATGAACTATATCTTCGGGGTTATCGATGGTTGCTAAAACTTCATCATCATTTAGCATTCTAATTTCCCCACCATCTATCTGTATTCTTGATCCAGCATATCTTGCAAAGATTATCCAATCACCTTTTTTACACCAAGGTCCTTCAGGAAATTTTTCTTTGTCATAACAATGTGGACCCATAGCAAGAACTAAACCACAAGTAGATCCTACTTGTTGTCTTTCTAATGTATCTTGTCCAATGAATAATCCACCTTTAGTTTTCTCTTTCATTTTAAATGGAAGAACAACTAATCTCCAGCCTGTGGGTTGAGGTAATTTATTTGATTCTTTTGTTTTAAGACGTTCGTATCCGTCTACTTCTTTTTTATGGTCATCATCATACTTATCTAATAGCGCAGATTTAATCTGTGGGTCTTTCGAAGTCGACGATGTTTTCGGCTCTTTCAGTATCATTTTTTTCCTCCTTAGTAGGGTTTAGCAGGTCTGATATTTCCTGTGATATTCTTAAATAGGCGTGTGCCTGTCCCATCATATACTTGTATTTCTCCATATTGTCAATAGCGCCACCAATCATAGCATCTCCAATATCTCTATATGATTCTTTTAAGTGTTTTTGTATCTTATTTAATATTACTAATTCTTCATTTAACATTTGCTTTCTTTCCTTTATTTTCACCTTTTTTGATTATGTAGTCCTGCGTACCATTAGCACCCGTTTCTACTTCTTTTTTTAAAAACTTAAACAGGTCCATTTCTTTTAATTTTCTCTGTGTATGTTTTAAAAAACTCTCTAATACTTTAGTATCTCTCATTTTCTTTTTCTTTTTTTATGTAATAACTTAACTCTTGAGTTCCATAACCATGAAGTAAACTTAACAGAGTAAGTTTCTAACCAAGAAAACATATCATCTACTGCACTAAAAAATTTATATAAAAATTTATCTATCATTTACTACCA